ACACAACAAGCACAGAATGGACTAGAGTAGAACATACTTTTACCACTCCTAGTGGTTGTACTGATGTTAGATTATATACTTACAGAAACTCAAGTGGTTCAACAGGCACTTTCTTTCAATGGGGAGTACAACTAGAAGCCTTACCCTACGCTACATCATACATACCAACATACGGTAGTACAGTTACAAGAGCAGCAGAAACACTAACAGGTAGTGGTAATAGTACATTAATAAACTCAACAGAGGGTGTGTTATATGCAGAGATAGCTATGTTATCAGAAAATGATAAAGCATCAAATAATCAATTATTTTTAAATGATGGTACTTCTTTACAGCGAGTTGGAATATTCACAGAATCAGCAGGAGATATAAGAGTGCAAATACGAGATAACGATGAAGCTATTGATATAAGAAATTTAACTGCTTTAGACCAATCAGAAAGTGGTGTAGATACTGCTGCATTTAATAAAATAGCAATACTATATAAAAGTGGTCAAAATAAACTTTTTGTAAATGGTAGTAGAATTACTGACACTAATTTTGATAGTATGGTTTTTAATTTTTCTAGTTTAGATAATTTAGAGTTTGGTAGTGGTGCAAATTCTAATTATTTTAGAGGTAAAGTAAAAGCACTAGCAGTATTTAATGAGGCTTTGAGTGATACAGAATTAGAAAATTTAACAAGCTAATGAATAAGATAGGTAAATACGAGTTTGATGATAGCGTACAAGCAGATAGCAAAATAAACGCTTTAGGTACAACAACAACAGAATTAGGTGATGTAGTACCATCGCACAATCATATTATCGTAAGACTAGGATATATTGTTTTAGAGCAAGGCGAGTATAACGAAAGTGGCGAACAAACTAAAGCACCTATACTATCTGATAAATACCACGTAGATGTGTTATGGAAAGGCTTAGAGCCTAAAGATGCAGAAGCAGAGGTACTAGAATATGACCACCCTAGAGGCTGGAAAACATACTCTGTAAACATAGATGGTAACGGAGTACACTCATTTATGGGTTTAGACTATAACTTATACAAATTCTAATGAAAGAAAGACTAATAAATATAAATCTAACAAACGAAGTACAACCTAAAAGCATTGAAGTTAATGGTGCTGATTGGATAGGGTATGGTGATGGTGAGTACAAAAACAACTACCCACAATACATTATAGATTTATATAACAATAGTGCAACAAATAGTGCGATTATCAACGCTACTGCATCAATGATTGCTGGTGAAGATTTTATTGTAGAAGATAGCGATAATTTAGAGCAATATGTAGCATTAAAGAAGTTCTTATCAGCAGTTAATGGTACAGAAAGCGCACACGAATTATTTGTTAAGTTATCATTTGATTTAAAACTACAAGGTGCATACGCTATCAATGTAATATGGTCTAAAGATAAGACTAAGATAGCTGAACTACACCACGTACCTGTTGAACAAGTTAGAATAGGTGTACCTAATGAAGATGGTAAAGTACCTTGTTATTACCTAAGTACAGATTGGACACAATACAGAAAGAAAGAATACGCACCTAAACACATTGCACCATTTAATATGATGGATAGAAGTGAGGGTAGCCAATTATTATATAGTGGTTTATACTCTCCAGCTATGGAATTGTACCACACTCCTGATTATGTAGCAAGTACGAATTGGATACAGATAGATAATCTAACATCTGACTTTCACTTAAACAATATCACTAATGGTTTTAGTGGCTCGTACTTTATTAACTTCGCTAACGGAGTACCAACAAGAGAAGAAAGAGTACAGATAGAAAGACAAATAGCTAAGAAGTTTACAGGCTCTAATAATGCTGGTAAATTTGTACTTACGTTTAGTGATGATGCTAATAGTAAGCCTGAAATTATACCTATTCAAGTATCTGATGCAGATAAGCAATATACAGTACTCAATGAGTTATGCGTACAAAACATAATGATAGGTCATAGGGTAACAAGTCCTATGTTATTAGGTGTTAAGACAGAGGGGCAATTAGGTGGTCGTAACGAATTACTACAAGCATATGAGTTATATATGAATAGTGTAGTAAAACCATTCCAAAATCAGCTTTTAAAGACGTTTAAGAAACTTTTAGCAGTAAATGGTGTTACCATACCATTGAGCATAAAAGATGTTAAGCCGTTAAATTCTATGTTTGATGCTGATACGCTTAAAGAAGTACTTACACAAGATGAGATTAGAGAGGAATTAGGATATGCACCATTAGAGGTTGAAGAAGAAACAGTAGCTGAAGAACAAAACCTATCAGAATATACAGAGTTAGATAAGTGTATAATGGAGTTTGGCGAAGATGAGGACTTAGAAAATTGGCAACTGATAGATGAAGATGATGCAGAGGGCGAACACGAAGATTTTGACTTTGAGTATAACTTAGAGAAATTAGAGTTAGCAACGACAGGTAGAGCAATACCTAATGCTAAGTCAGACCAAGATGGACAGAGCCAACAAGAGCATAAGAGTAAGTTTAGAGTACGCTATGTGTATTCAGAAGATAAAGGCTTAACTCGTTCTAGTGGACAATCAAGAGAGTTCTGTACTAAGATGATGTCTGCTGGTAAAGTATATCGTAAAGAAGATATAATTAGAATGGGTAGTAGAGGTGTAAACAAAGGTTGGGGATTGAATGGTGCAGATAACTACTCTATATGGAAATTTAAAGGTGGAGGTAATTGCCACCATAGATGGTATCGTAGGATTTACTTACAAGCTGGTTTAAAGCCTAGTAGTGCAGATAAGATAGTAAGCACAACTAAAGCTAGGAGTTTAGGGTTCAGACCTGAAACAAACGAGCAAGAAGTACCTGTTGCACCAAAGAGAATGCCAAAAAATGGATTTGTAAATAAAAAAGGATATTAAAATGAATTACTTTAAAAATTTAAGTGAAGAACAAAGCAGACTAAACCTAAAGTCTGAAAAGATAGAGTTAGCTACAATTTATGATGATTTAAAAGGTTCAATAGGTAATGCTAATAAAGGTTTTGTAGAAGCTACAAAGTTAGTATCTAAAGCACAAAAAGAAGTTAAGAAGTCTATATCAGATAATAAGACACTTTTAAAAGAATTAGATAAGGCTGAAAAACTCATTAAAGACATAGGTATAGATAGTGAGTTAAAAAAAGTACAGAAAGCACAAAATCAAGTTAAAGAAAATATTAATGAATTAGATAGCTATTTAACTAATTTAATAACATTATAAAATGAACAATAAAGAATTAAACATAGCACTAGGTAAACTATTCAATGGTATAGAACTAGACACGCATAAGGTAGAGTTATCTGTTATTGATGATGTTAAGAAAATACAAAATGAAATTGTTGAAGCAGATGTAAAATTACTAGCTAAAAATATATTAAGAGAATTAAGAGTAGCAGAAACTAAAATAGAAAAAAGCGTAAAAGCTGGTAGTAAACTTAAATCTAAACTAAAAGAAGCAGAAAATATGGTTAAAGATTTAGGTGTAAAAACAAGTGGTTTAGCGTGGTATGAAGATGCACAAAGTTCTTTAAGATATTTAGAAGATTTAAAAGATTACCTATCTACAATTAAATCAGTAATAGGAAAACTATAATAAAATGGCAGTATTATTTGTAAGTGAGGACACTATAAAAAAATCTACTACTATTAATGGTAATGTAGATGTAGAGTTATTGTTACCATACATTAAGGTAGCACAAGATATTCATATACATCAGTTGTTAGGTACTGACTTGTACGATAAGATACAAGCAGATATAACAGGTGGTTCTCTTACAGGTAACTACAAAACATTTACTGATGATTACATACAACCTGTACTAATTCACTATGCTTTGTATGAGTGTTTACCTTTTTTATCATACAAAATAATGAACAAAGATATAGTGCGTAAGATTTCAGAAACATCTACACCAGCATCACTTGAGGATATTAAGTATATGCGAGAGATAGTAAAGAATACTGCTGAATACTACGCTACAAGGTTGGTAGATTATCTATGTAACAATAACGATTTATTCCCTGAATACAACACTAATAGTAATGGTGATTTAGCACCTACAAAAGATACATACTTTAGTGGTATAGTATTGGATAGATACGAGCAAAGTAATAGAATAACACTTAGAAGTTTCTTAGATGCGAGTTTCGACATATAAAATAAAAGAAGAAAATATAACAAAGCTAAAAAGCTATTTAACAAAGAAAGAAAATGAAAAATCTGATAAGCCAAAACGCAGATGTACTAGGATTAAATAGCATTACGCTAATGATTAGCTTTACAGAAGTTGAGCAAGTACTGCAAATCATTCTGTTATGTGTATCTATCATTTATACACTAGATAAGTATATATCATATCGTAAAAGAAAATAATGGCTAAACTAATAGGTGGAACTTATCGCAAGAAAGCGAAGAAGAAAAGACCAAATAGACACTCTAAAAACGCATCTAAAGGGCAGAGTGGTTACAAACATAAATACAGAGGACAAGGTAAATGTTAAAACATTTTGATTTTGAAGAATTTGACTGCCCTACATTAGAGGGTAGTGGATTACCTACTAGCGATGGTGGTAAGATGTGTTTAGACTTCTTACATAAGCTAGATGAAGCAAGAGAAATAGCTGGTGTACCTTTTAAAATAACAAGTGGATATAGAACACCAAAACACAATTTAGATGTAGGTGGTCGAGTAGGCTCTAGTCATATCAAAGGTCTAGCAGTTGATATAGCTTGTGCTAATAGCGACCATAGACAAAAGATACTTACTGCACTTATACAAGTCGGTTTTAAACGTGTAGGCATTGGTAAGTCCTTCCTACATACAGATTTAGACACTTCTAAACCCAACGCAATATGGCTTTACCAATAGGAAATATAATTAAAGGACTATTTAGTAATGGTGTAACAGAACTCGTAGATGAAGTTGTTACAAGTGAAGAAGAACGTTTAGTGTTAAAGGCTAAACTAAAGTCTTTAGAAACAGAATATACTAAAGTAATAGAAGATAATGTTACTAGAAGATGGGAAGCAGATGTGAACAGTAGTATGTTAGCAAAAAATATTAGACCAGCTTCATTAATCTTTCTTTTATTTATATTTGTGATAATTAGCTTCTTAGATGGTAACATAGGGGAGTTTACGTTAGCTAGTGGGTATCAAGAGATATACCAAAGTTTATTGCTAGTTAGCTTCTCTGCATACTTTGGAAGCAGAGGTATTGAAAAAGTAATTAAAATCAAGGAAAATGCCAAACAATCGTTATAGACTAAAGCCTGATGAAGAACTACTACTACAAAACTATCGCAAACACAAAACTAATAACATATTGGTTATTGGCGATATACACGAGCCTTTCTGTTTAGATGGCTATTTAGAATTTTGCCTAGAACAATACCACACACATAACTGCAACGAGGTTGTATTTATTGGCGATGTCATAGATAATCACTATTCAAGCTATCACGAAACATCTGCTGATGGTATGGGTGGTGGCGATGAACTAGACTTAGCTATTAGTAAAATAGCAAAATGGTACGAAGCGTTCCCAATAGCAACAGTATTAATAGGCAACCACGACCGTATAATAATGCGTAAGGCACAAACGAGTGCAATCCCTAGTAAATGGATTAAAAGCTACAAAGATGTCTTAGAAGTGCCTAATTGGAACTTCGTAGAACGCTATGTAAAAGATGATGTGCAATACATTCACGGCGAAGCTGGTACTGCAAGAACTAAATGCAGAGCCGATATGATGAATACAGTACAAGGACACTTACATACACAATGCTATACTGAACACTATGTAGGTCAGAAGTATCGTATCTTCGGCAGTCAAGTAGGTTGTGGTATCGACCACGAGAGTTATGCTATGGCTTACGCTAAAGCTGGAAAGAAACCAGCAATAGGTTGTATGGTAGTCAAAGAAAATGGCACACTTCCTATAAATATCCTAATGCCCTTATAATCAGTTACTTACACTTAAAGCGTAACAACGAAGTAACACTAACAAGAATATACTCTATATATATATTATAGTTTATATATATAATACTATCTAGTAGTTATATATATTAACATTATAATTGTTAATAACTTATAAACTTATTTTTGTGAATTAAAAAAATAGTTGTATGTTTGCCTTGTTTTTGCAATTAAGCAGCACACTAAAACTAAAACAATGACAAAGAAAATGAAGCAGTTTACAAAAAAACAAGCAAAAGACTTTTTGCGAAAATTGTGCGCAAATGATAAGTTTAGCAATCAAGTATATTATGAATGTGTTGGCACATTATACAATGTTGGTTATCCGACTTGCGTAGGAGAATACGGAAATAGAACTTTTTCGTTTATTAACGACTACACCGAAGTTAGTTTAACAAATCATTATAAGAAAGTATTAAGAGGTTACGAATAAACAACCAACCAACCAACCACCTCCTACTGAAATAAATAGGGGGTTTTGGTGGTATAACTAAAACAATTATTAATTATGGACAAATACAAAGAAATTTATGACAACACTTGTAAAGTACAAGTAGAGAAAGTCAAACTAGGTGATGTAAACTATTACATACAAAGCAAACTAAAGTCAATAGAAGAACTATTACAAAATGCAGAAGATAAGCAAGTTTATTGGAAAGGTCAAGACAATGAACGATTAGAGAATTATTCACAAGGCAAGATAGATGCTTATATAATGACAAAAGAAATTTTAAAAAGTTTAACTAAGTTAATTAACAATGAAACGAGATACTAAGATAACAATAGCTTTAGGGTTAAGTTTAGCCACCCTTTTTATAGTGCTAGATATTATAGGAATTATTAATTTAGTCGCATATTAATATGACACAAAAAGAACAAATGATTAAATTATTCAAGGATAATGGCTTAATCAAAGAAGATGTTTTTAAACACAAACATTATACAATTATCACTCGTAGTGGCATAGACAAGATACAAGCAAACCTAAGTATATATATCTCTTACGAGGTTATACGATGTGAGCCTAATTTTGCAGTAGTTAAGGCTAGTGCTAACCTACACGAAGAAAGTGCCATAGAAACCTTTGGAAGTGCCTTAAAAGGCGAGGGTTACAAAGATGGTAACACAAATACTTGGTATGTAATAGAAACTGCTGAAAAAAGAGCTATGAGTAGAGCAGTATTAAAGTTAGCTGGACTATACGCATTAGGTGTGTTTGGCGAAGATGAGAGTGAAAGTTTTAAAAGATAAATTAACCAATTAAATTAAATATTATGAGTTTAGAAATGAAAGGTAAGTTAGTCAAAGTATTAGACTTACAAAGTGGAACTAGCAAAGCTGGTAAACA